AGGTCAAGGCACCGGCCGCACTGGGTTCCAATGAGGTGGTGCCTATCGGTGTCGTATTCCCTGACTTGGTTACAAACGCAGAGGAACACGGGAAATGCCGCCCGGAGGCGGCAGTGCTACTTAGGCAGTTACTTCTTCGGCTGGGTCGATATTGACCAGCATGCCGTGTGCCTTCTCGGTGTGAACTCGCAGACCCCAATCGACGCTAATCTGTCTCTTTTCTGCTAAGCCCGTCTTTGCCAGCGTATCTGTGCGATACCCTTCGAGGTAAGAAAGACTTACGTACTCGGGGTCGAGCAGGAACGCTACAGCGTTGCCGTTGCCGTCGAGTGGTTGCAGACGGTTCGGCACTAGCTTGATTGTGCCGAAGTCGCTGACCAGTACGTTAACGCTGGACAGTGCGGTCGCCTTAGAGTTGGCGGGTGCGCCCTGATCAGACGTCAAGGTCGCAACGCGAGCCTCGTTGTCGAACATGTAGCTGGACAACGCCCCAATAACGCCGGGGTTGGACATCAGGTGAGTTACCTCACCGCCTTGCTCGTAAACGCCTTGGATCGCGTCCTTAACAGCTTGGAATGACAGAGCCACACCAGTGTCCTCGGTGTACTTCTGCGTCAGGCCAGTGGTCATGTTGTGACCGCCGGCGGTAGCGGAAGAGCCGTCACCGTTCATCACAGTGGTCTCGATCCAAGTGGGCAGGCCACCTGTCACACCAGCTACCGTGTCAGTACCAGCCACAGACGCTTGGTTGTTCAGCGCCATGGCCTCGACGTCACGACGGATCTGCTGGTTGCCGCGTGTAATACGATAGGCAAGCTCACGAGTTCTCCCGACTGTATCCGAAGCATCTGCTCGGTACGAAACCGCGATGACCTCGTCTGAGATCTGCGAGTGGTTACCCACGCGCGCGCCACCAGCCTCAGCGGCTGCACCAGCGTCAGAACCGTCAACGCGGGCGTTGGTTACGTCTGGAGCGCGAAGCTCATCGACCACCCAATCAAAACGCTCGTTCTTGTGGGTCGTCGAACCTACGAGGTCCGTGAAAGGCAGGGGGATCTTTGAGATATCAAAGATTTTTTGCATAATATCTTCATTTATTACGCCGCCCTTAGCAATCGACTTTAAGTCGAAGCTGTCAATGTTACCTGTTGCCATGATTATTCTCCCATGAGCAGAGCGGTCACAGCGTCAGCCTGTGCGTCCCTTTTGTTTGCACCTTTGGCATTCTGTGCTCGCTCAATTAGTTTTTGAACCTTGCCGCCCTTCTGTTTGGCAAAGCGACCATTTGAGGCTCGCTGCATCTTGGGTGCCTGCCTGACCTTCTTGTCGGCAACTGTCTTGCCTTGGTCATACAGCATGGCTTTCTTCAGAACTTCCACATGCCGGGAATAGATAACGTCCTGCAACTCTTCATCGTCGAAACCGCTAGATTTGGCGTACTCCACGATCTTGGTAAGATCGCCTTTCATCCGCTCCTCGTCTCGCCACGAAGGGTTGTGCTCAATCATCTGCTCGCGCTCAGCCTGCAGGATCTCTGCCCTCTGTTGCGCCTCTTGCTGGGACTGTTGCTCCTGCTCTAATCGCATTTGCTGTCCAATCATCTGTCCGGCCTGCTGCAACTCTTGGTTGCGTAGCTCGAACTCTCTCTGCTTGGCAGTCCACTCACCCGGATCGGTCGCGCGTAAGCGGTCCCAATCAATACCTTGGAAGTCCTGCATCAGCTTCTGCTGAAGCATTTCCCCTAAACCACGTATCTGCTGTAACTGCGCCTGATACGCCTGTGCAACTTGAGTCCTCTCTGACTCGAAGGTCTTGCGATCTTCAGCTAACACTCGGGCCTTCTCATCGTTGGCCTTGTGGAACTGAGTCCCCGCAATCGCTTCTTTCAAATCGATTTGTTGGTCTTTGCCGTTGACCTTGAGATTAACAAGGATCTCACCGTCCTCAGAGAGGGTCAGTTTGTCCGCGTCTAATCCAAGCTCGCTTGCTAAAGCTGCCAATCCATCGTCGTCGTCGGTCTCTAGCTCATTGGAGTCGTCTGTTTCGGGATCTTCGATCTCGTCGTCTGACTCTTGTGCTTCTACAACTTCTGACTCTTCACTATCATCAACGAGGTCATCATCGTTGGGGCGGTGTACTGCCTCCTCTTCTTTCTTGATGTCCTCGTCAACAGACGGCTCGTCTGCCATTAGCAGTTCAGCCACCTGATCTACGGTGTTGCCGCGCTCCCCCTCGTGTTGTACCGGGCTAGATTCGCTGCTCATCGCGTTTCTCCTTCATTTGATTTTTCTGCCAGCTCACCAGTGGTGACCAGCGACTCTAGGAACTCCTCCAACCTTTGCAGGGCTTTGGCTTGCTCCCGTACTACATAAACCTCCTCCTCGTAACGGGGGTCGCAGAACTGTCCAAACAGCCTCTGCTTCTCCTCGTCTAGATATTCTTTGACAAGGGCCAACTCAGCTCGCGCTGCTCTGCCCCGCCGTGCTTCCTTCTGAAGATCCACCCGATCCATTCACCGCTCCTTGGTTGTCCTGCACGTCCTTGTTGAGATCCCGCTTTGCCGCCAACTCCAATTCCGTGAGCTTGAGGGCGGCGTCTGTTTGTAGCTTCTGAACATTGAACCGTTGCTGGCCAGCCTCTTTCGCGGCGGCGATCTGGTTCTTCATCTGGTCAATCTCTTGCGTGTGCGCGGCCTTCATGGCATCGATCTGCGCCTTGAGCTGGCCGTTCTGTAGGGTGGCCTGCGCCTTGGTCTGCTCGGCCTGCGCCACCTGCTGTTGCGCCTGCAGGGCCTGCTGTTGCATCTCAAGCTGCTGCTGTTGCTGCTGCATCATCTGCTGCTGTTGCTGCTGGGCCTCCTGCGCCTTCTGCTGCGCGACCATCTGGCCCTCTTGGCTCTCGGGGTTCAGGAAGTACTGCTCCGGGTCGCCGAGGCCGTTCAGGTTGATGTAGTCGTTCAGCGTGCTGTACATCTGCTTCGGCGTGACCATCGCCTGAGTCGGGTCAGTCGCCACCATCTCCTTCTGGATGGCGAAGATCTGCTGGAGAGAGCCCATCTTCTGCTGCTCATCGCCGGCGCCCGATCCGACGGTCACCATCATGCGGCTGCGGTCGCCCCAAGTGCTGGGGTCGACGTTGACCCAGTTGCCACGGAACTTGAACGGCACCGAGCCGTTGTGGAACCGGACGAGGTTGTCGCGGATCAGTCGATAGGTCGGGCGGATGCCAGTCTCGGCAACAGATCGGACAATCAGGCCCGTCAACATCTCCTGAGCCGACATCAGACGTTCAACTGCGTGCGCTGACTCATTGTTGACGAGCTGACTCTGTCCGGCCATGTCGGCACTGACACCTACCCGTGATCGTTTCTGCTCATCAGCGAACTGGAGCAGCTGGAATGCCTCCTGACCCATGGGCGTGCCGCCGATCTCCATCACGGCGTTGTGGCCCTTGGCGCGGATGATGCCGCCGGGTCGTGTGACAAGAAGGTCGTCGAGGTTTACCTGCCCCTCTTGGACCACCTTCATCTTGTTGGTGTTCTGGTAGAAGCTGTCCAGCGTGGAGCGCAGAACCGCCGTCTTCAGGTCTTGGATCTGCTTGACGCGCTCGAAGATGCTGACGCCGTAGAAGCTGTGGGGCTTCGGGATCGCCTGCATGGCGACGAACGGGATCTCGGCCACCTCCTCGACGTCGAGTATGTCGGTCGGGGTGGACTCGCCAAGCACGGTGACCTTGCACAGCTCGCCGACTCCGTCCTCGTTGATGTCTAGGCGTATATAAGCCTCTGTCACGACGAGGAGCTTCTGGCTCTCGTCAGCCTCCGGGTCCACGTAGCTGTAGGTGTTCGACTCTCGGTCTAGGTAGCTGTCTTGAGCTCCCTCAATAAGCTCAGGGTCGTAGCCCGCTGCGATAAGGTCCGAGGCGGTCCGGCGTCGGGTGTGCGCGACAAATCGACAGTCTTTAAGGTCGCCACTGTCATGAGTGTCGCAAACACGAAACTCCTCGGGCGGAACGCACTCCACAACAACCCTGCCCTGCTTGACAATACGCGCCGCAGTGACCGCCGTGCCATCTGTCTCACTCCGCTCAATCTCCGTCACCTCAAGCATGGGGTCGCCGAGC